TACAAGCTGACGTGGAATCATATCCATCTTGGACATGTTCTCGTTGGCTGTAACAAAGTCTACTATCTGCTCCCCATCTGATGCCTCACGGATACGCTTGGTTGTTACAGTCTTTGTGGGACGGACAACAACACCAACACCGGGGATGTAACCAGCACTCTCCTTAAAGATGTTCCAAGGGGTACGCAGGAAGGGGATTGTCTGGGTTAAGAACACCTCAGCCGGGGTACGACCTTCGCCTTTAGCCTCAGAAATCTTCTTCAACATCCCTTGGAGCTTAGCTTGGAACGTACCATCGACAGCGTAGTTACGAACATCAAAGATAGCGGTATCAAACTCATCGCCAACCATCTGCTCAAACCTATCCATGTTACCGTACAACTCCTCAGCCTTACCGTCAGCAAAGGTTTCCTTCTTATACTTCTGATACAAGTCATCGTAAGAACCTAACCCCTTCTCCTCGTCCAGCGATGCCTTCTTGCTTAGGTAGTTCATCATCCGCTGTGAGCGTAGACGTGCCTTGAAGTACTCATCGATACCGACAGTTAGCTTAGTGGGTAGGCGTACAATTTCACCTGTCTTACCCCCAATGGCGTGAGTCATGTAGTCGTAGCTTTCACCCAATACCTGTCGTGCAAGCTCTGGGTTAACCTTACCATTAATGTCAGGGGAAGCCCCTAAGTCCACCATCAGTTCGTTAAACTGTTTCTCTGATAACCCTAATGCTCTAGGAGTTATCTTAAAGTCAACAGGCAACCCAGTGCTAAACCCACGAGACAAGAAGACTAAATCCGTCTTCCATCCATCCATAAGGGCAGACACTGCTGCCTTAGCTGCTCGACGCTCTCGTTGGGCTTGTACGGGCGTTACACCCTGTTTAGGTACATAGGCATCGATGAGGTTCAAGAGAGGCTTCATGATCGTCTGGATGCCACCACCGATAGTGTTAACCACAGGAGTGCCTGTACCTGACAACATACCGTTGATTAAGTACTCGTTAACCTTCATACCGAGGTTAGGCTTCTTACCCTCAAGCCCCTGCTCAACGAAAGAGTTAACAAGTTCATCGGCCTTCTCAGGGTCTATGTTCTTATACTTTTCTCTTGCGTCGAGGAGTTGGTCAAGGTCAATCGCACATGCTTCACTATCTAATTTTGCCATTAACAAGTCACTCCCGGAAATATATTCTTAACAGTCTGTCCCTTACGCGCCTTCTCAGATAGTAACCGGAAAGCATTTAGGGCACGACCAGCCTTACTGCCCTCATTCTTCTTAAACAAGGCAATGCCAGTGTAGTACAATAAGTCTTCAGCTAACTTAGCACCTTCACCTGATTCAAAAGAACCACCAGCAGCACGGTGAGCCACTGCCTTATCTAACACCACCTCACGAGCCGCCATAGCTTGATGATAGAAGGGTGCAAAGGCTCCAGCATCCACTTCGCTCATTGGTCGCCTAGCTCTACTCTTAGCCAGCATCCACTCTACGATGTTGTTATTGTCCTTCAAGATTTCCTTCAGTCGCACTTGACCCTCACTCAAGTACTCAGCCAATCCTGTGGGGTGCTTAGCCTCTTCTGCTGCTCTGACCTTAGGGGGCATCATCTTCATAACCTCCTCTGGCTCAATCATCGTGGAGCGCATAGCCAGCTCAGTGGGAGACATGTTAGCTATCCCCGGAGCAAGGTCTGAACCGTAAATGCTTGAGGGTTTAGCGCGTGTAGCACCAGCCGCATCACCCTCACGAGGAGCACCAGTCTGTAACCCCTCCATACTAGGAGCTTGGTTAGTAGGACGGGGAGGTCTAGTCCATGCAGCCCTTGTGTTTTCCGACATTGGCTCAACATTTGTCCAAGTCTGACGGTCAAACACTGGGGCACGGTCTGCTGATGGTGGCTCTTGACGGCTCCAAAACTCAGGAGACATCATCTGCTCACGCTCAGCGGCCTTGTTAGCCTCAGTCTCAGCCTTTGTACGCTTACGGAAGGCAGGTAGGTCGATGCCAATACCAGCAGCTTCGATACGGCGCATAAACTCACCGTTGAGCATTACCTTACTAGAGTTAAACAAGTCCTGAAGCAGTAGGGTACCATCTCGACCGACAACCATCTTAACACCAGCTTTCTCAAGCAGGGCTAAATCCTTATCGTCCAAGCCATCCTTGACTGTGACAGTTGGTCTAACAGGGGTAGCTACTTGGCGTGGTGCTGTTAGTTTTTGTCTGATGTCCTGAGAGAAAGTACTAGGCTCAGCAAGCAAATTACCCTTAGCATCAGGGGTTGTGCGTCCAAAGGATTTAACCAGTTCTGCACGAGCGCTACGAGCCACTGCTATAACACCAGTATCATCCAGCCCCGTTACCCTTTTTAACCAGTCAACGTATGCGTCATGCTGAGCACTCTTGGAAGTACTGTTGCCTACGATGTAAAGAGCCTTGTCAATATCATTATCAAAGCCTGTGGTAAACTTGTTAAACCTAGGCTTAGCCCCCGCCAGTTGACGTGGCATGTTAAGGTCAACAGTCGGTGTCTCCTCAGCAAACGTCTCAAAGATACCTGACTCTCTGTTAAACACAGCACTCTCAGGGATAGCAGGTTCTTCAGCCTTAGCCGCTACTTCGTCGATGGCCTTAGCTGGGTCTTCTGCATCTAAAATCTTAGCAGCATCTGCCTCAGCCTCTGACCCCACCTTACCATCTACCTCAGCCTTGGGCGCTGCCTTACCGAATAACCTACCAACCAAGCCACCGAGAGCACCACCGAGGACAGCACCACCAGTTACGTTAAGGGCACGACTATCACCCATGTCTTCATACACAGGGTCAACAAGGCCACCAAACGCACCACCAGCGGAGCCACGTAACGCACCTGTAGCTATCCTACCACCAATGGCTAAAGGCTTCAGGATAGCCGCAGGGAGGGTTACAGGGTCAAGGGCAGAGCCTATTAACAAACCAGACCAACCAGCGAAGGGGTTAGTATCCAGAAGCATCCGACTCTCGCGCTCTGATTGTAAGTCTGCTGCCTCATCCGGCTGTAGGATACCTAACCCACGCAAGGAAGAGGTTAACCCCCTTTCAGCGTTGGAAGAAAAAGCATCCCAAGAACTACCACCCTCATCTCGTAAATAGTTTAGAGTGGCATCAGACACAGCAGGTAGGTCGTTAGCTCTTAACGCATCCAAGTCTGCATCAGGTATTAAACTTAGGTCGAGACCCTCTCTAAGTGGTATTTGTGTTGCCATTCTTTACTTTCTTTGTATTGCTTATCTAAATTGAGTACGACGTGCCCCTGCTTTTTCCAAGATAGCATCAGTCTGTTCTTTAGTTAAATTCTTCTTGTATTTCCTAAAGGCAGCTATAGCTTGCTGTCTAGTGAGGCCAGCAATAACAGCAGGTGTTAACTGATACAAACTACTTATCTCTTTAGCTTCAGTTTCATATGCTGCATTAGCACGATCAGCTTGAGCTTGCTTTTCTAGAGCAGCCATGTCAACGTTGCTTGTGGAAGCATTAACCAAATCGTTTACTGATTCCGGAGTAGTAGCCCCTCCTTGGGTCTCCCCTGCTTTTTCTTTAGCTCTCCGTTCAGCTTCCGCATCCAAGGCATTTTTATCCTCTCCACCACCACCACCACCAGCAGCAGGAGGAGGTGTCTCAGAAGGGGCAGTCATCTTCTCCCACTTACCTGTTTGCTCATTATACTTCTCAGTCCAGTAGAATTGCTTAGGTACAAAACCACCGTACCCATCAGGAACCATTCTTGTTTCTTTCCTGTCTTCAAACCTATTAGCCTGTTTGAACTTAGCCTCGTCAATCTTCATCTTCTGGGCTTCCAGCTGGTTAGCTGCCGCTTGCAACTTTAAGGCTTGATCCCCCATGCCCGGTTGTTGTGATACAATCTCAGCCATCTTACGCAAACGCTCAGCCTGTGTCATGTTAGGGTCTTGCCCCACTTGTTGCATCACGTCTTGCATAACCATTGCTTCACGTTCGCCGGGAGCCATACCACCCATCATACGACCAGCCATACCGCCAGCCGCTGAACCAGCATTCCTCCCCATTGAAACTACTTGTTGAAGTAACCCTTGGCTCCCCGTCTGAGTAGGAGAAACCATCATACTGTCAAATTGCTCTTGACGTATTTGAGCAGGAGTCTTTCCAAATAAACCTAAAATTTCACTAGCCATTATTTATTCCTCTGTTAAGGTGAGTAAATTGAGTTGCCCCATATGCTACCTGTGTCTCCGTAGCTGTTTGAACCCCCATCAAAAGTAAGGTTAAAAGGCGTATTACCACCTTGTCCACTGTTGTTGATTAACCCTGTACCAAATTGCTGTAACATCCCTGCTCTATTTAGATCCCCAGATAAGTTATAATCAGTAGCAGCTTTTTGACCACCTAACAATAACTGACCAGCATTAGCGCCAGCTTGAGCAGAGGCTTTACCGTAGTCAGCACCAAGGTTCATTGTATCAATACCCAGTTGTTCAATACCCTGTCCAAAGTTAAAGAACCCTTGACCACGGGCGATGTCTTGGTCTAGTATTGACCTTGCTCTCTCATCTGACAAGGCACTTAACTGAGCATCCGCTTGAGCACGAGCTAAGTCGCGTTGGTATTGCTCAGGGTTAACATACCCCGTACCTGCTCCAGCACCCACAGCCGCGCCTGACAAACCTAAGCCAATACGACCGCCAGCTAGTTGAGACTGACGAAGGGCAATGTCTTCTGCTGTACGACCACCAGACATTAAGCCTTGCTGTTGGTTATAATAATCTAGAGCGTTCTGAGAGGTGTCTAGGTTAATCGCTGCTAACTGCTCATCGCTTAACCCATACATCCGATCTCGTCGGGCTTGCATATCAGGGGTTAACTCGTAGGTAGCTGTCTTTGCATCTGTATCAAAGATAGCCTTAGCGTTACCTGTTGTAACACCATAAGGGTCAAACCTTGCCATCTCAGCGGCTCTTAAAGCTGCCGCACCCATACCACTTCCAGCGCTATCAGCACCCATCCCCGCCAATAAACCGCCCCCTACTTGAGCAATAAGCCCCATCGTTGCCGGATCCATACTTATTCTCCTTTAGGCGCAATAGGCCCATGTTTGCCATCAACCAACTCTTGGAAGAGTACACGCCCATGCTCTTCGGGGTCGTAATTAGTAGCAACGAAATAAATCTCTTCGTCGCCAAATATGTCAAAAGTGACAAGACAAACAATTGCTGTTTGCTCGTCGTTAGCCCATTTAGGGTTTTTAAGTGAAGTAAAGTTTGCCATGATAATACCTTTTATGCGTATCTAAGATAAAGATTTGTAGCGTATGCGCCGTTGGCTGAACCAGATATAGGCCCCATAGCCCTCCAAGTACCGGGAGCCACGCCATGCTGATACATACTAACATCGCCGGGGGAAAGGTTTGAATTTAGACTCACGTAGTAAAAAGTGCCGGGAACGGGATCTACAGACAGTAGAGTATAAGTGCCTATTGACCCTAGAGTTGAACCCGCAATTGCAGCATTAACCACAGCGGTTGAAATGCTTGCTGGTGACCCTGTTATATCAATAGCCCAAGAGCCAGAAGCACCAGCGCCTGTCCTAGAGGGAACATCTAAACTTGCTTGTGTCCCCGCCTGAGCAGAAGCATCTATCTCAAGTTGAGTTAACCCTACTATTGTCCCACCCGTAATATCTACGGCATCCTTATCTTGTGTGCCAAGAGTCCCTACCTCATTATTAGCGTCGATAGTTTGCTTAACAAACAAGGTACTCGCTATTTGCGTTGTCTCTGTGCCCAAGGGAGCTGTGGGTGCTTTAGGTGCGCCAGTAAAGACAGGGCTTTCTAAGTCAGCCTTTCCGTTAACTGCTGTTTGAATGGCGTCGAACTCAAAGTTAATCTCAGCGCCTTTAACAATCTTGTTTGGATCTCCTGTGGTTAAACCATCCTTAACGGCAAAGTTTGTAACCTTTAAATAATTTGACATTAACTTATCCTTCCTGTTTTAGCAAACATGTCAATCTTTTGTACTGACAACTCATTACCATTTACCTCAGCCTCAAAGCCGATTTGAATTACGTTTCCACTACCACCAGCATTGCTTTTAACTGCCTCAAGAACAACACCAAATGTGTATTCAGAGATGTTATACTCAGCAATCCCATACTCAAAAACCTCTCCAGTTATAATGGTGAAGGGGAAAGAACGAATAGCGCCAGTATAATCAAAGCTAGTCTTAATGACAAACGTTTGGTTAGTACCTCCGATAACGGTAGCGTTAATCTGCTTGAGCATTTTATTGGCAGTAGGTAGCCCTAAGTCCAAATAGTGCGAGGAGTATTTAAGCTGGTACGCTGCACCGTTGTCTTGGTATGTGTCATAAACACCAATACCGTCAGGCTTACCAATTAACAACTCACGACCACGAGTGCGGGTAAGCGCCTTTGCCTCGTACTCTGTCCAAGTAGTAACACGGGCAGCTCCTGTGTCTAAGGGCTTACGCATATCTAGACAATATACCTTTTTGAGAGAAGGTAAGGAGAGCAGGTAGAAAGCGTTTAACTCAGAGTACACTGACTTTACATTCCGTAGGTCAGAAGCACCATCTGTAATCACCGTGTTAAACCGTTCTATCGTTATGTCAAGTAACACGTCATCACGGACATTAGTTGTTAAATCACGTAACGGTACAGACTTCTCTTGAATCAAGCGACCCAAAGAACGAACACCTGTATCAGATAGGAAGATCAAGTCATTACCTGTACCTTGCACACTATCACGAGCAACACAGCCAACCCCTGCGATAACATCCTGAAGTGCAAAGTCGCCTAGTGGGTTCTCTGGCCCTCTGTAAACAATAATGTTACGCTCACAGAAGATAACCAAGAAGCCGTTGTAAGAGGCTAAGGCAACGATAGTATCCACGTTGTTAGGGAGGACAGAGGCAATGTTTAGAAAGCCGCTAGTGCCCCCTGCAAAGGCTGGAAAGGCTGAGTCTGCTATATCTGTTGACCAGTAGACAAAGGTTCCATCGTGTACCCAAAAGCGACCATAGGCAGCAAGAACGTCCCTAGGGTGATTAAGTCCGAAAGACTGAGTAACCCCTGTAACATCGTCAAGAGTTTGCGTTACTGGTGACTCACTCTCACAGTAGACAATAGGAGCATGTGCCTCTTGAACAATTAAAGCATGGTCGTATAACGAAGCACCTTTCCAGTTGTTCTTTGTAATCGTGTAACCAGCAGGTGTTATCTCGATAAAGTTGTCAACATTAGAACCGTTGAGGAGCAACTTACTATTACCGCCAGAGATAGTAACAGCAGTGTTATCACCGTTAATATGCTCCATCAAGAACTCTATGGGTTCACCTTCAAGCTGTGTATCACCTTCTAATGTACGCATCTGCCAACCCTTACGGGAACCTAAGCGACCATACTTATCAATAATAACATTGTTAGTTTCTTGCGCGTAGTTAGATGATAAGGTGATGCCACTCTCTTGGGTGTTTAAACCGAAGAAGCCGGGAGAGACTACTGAGAGTGTTTGTAATTGTTTCATACGCTATACCAAATAGTATCCTCTGGGTGACGAGCCGCATCCATCGCAATCTCATCTGCCAATGCCGACTGAGCAGCACCGTAGGCGTTAATACTCTGTTGACCACCATCTTCACCACGTTCCTCAATCGCCATCGCCGTAGCAAACAGGACGATAGGTCGGGTCGGTATTACAACAGTATCTGCATCCGCTGTTAACTCTTCGTTACGTAACAAGATGTTAAAACGTAAATCATATACACCATCAGGAATTGGGTATAAGTCTACTTGAGTATCGCGGTCTACACTAACACCGTTAAAGTTGTAGTAGGAGGGACAGCCTCTTGGGGCATCGCTACCTATAAATGCCTTGTTGAACCAAGAGCTAGTCTGATACTGTAACTCAATGTCCTTAGTGTCATTCCAGACATCTAACACCTTGAAGTTATTCTTCGCACCATTCAACTCGTAGTTAAAGATGTTAGCTGTAGTAGTCAGGGTCAAGGTAGACCGAAGAGCACTCCAGTCCCACGCAGCTTCAACCTGACTCTTTGCTTCATTAACAAAGTCTCCGATAAGGCGTGGATAACTGTTAACATCACCTACACCTTGAACAGTACCTGTTTCTGACTCACGTAATCGACGTAAGACTTTATTGACAAGTTCTAAATATGTCATTTGTTTCTTCCTTTGTTGCTATTATACCACAGATTTCTCAATTTGTCAAGCTTATTCACCGTCAAATGCTACAGTTTGTGGTTCTTTTCTGAGGTCAAACGAAGCCATAACATTCATTAACGAGGCAGCTTCTGTCAGCACTTGTATGGAGTCACCGCTTTGCATAACCATACTGTCGCTAAACTGTACATAGTCGTTAGCGTTAAGTACATACTCAGTTATAATATAAATCTTGTGGTCTATGTCGTGAGCGTGTTGCCAGTACATGGAGACAGTTTTGTTATTCCCTTGGCGGTTACTAGCAAACAAGGTACTAACCTCAGCTTTATAACCAGCGGGGACTTTAAACAACTCTGTCAACGTAGCGGGTTGTATTATTTTACCTACTGTGTGTTTCATTTCTTCTTCTTCTTGTTCTTCTTGGAACGCTCATTGCGCTTTGGTAATTCTCTCATAATGCACCCTTTGTTACAACAAGCCAGATGAAACCAGCTATAATGACTACCCCTGTTAAGACAGAGGCGATAATTAAGAATCCGTTAATCACAGCCCACAGTTTCTCTTTACGTTTAATCTCCGCTAACACAATCTCTCTAGCCTCAGCATCACGTTTACGCTTTGCCTCCGCTTGAAACTTTAACCAATCATCCCAAAGCCCTGCTCTGCCTTGATAGATGAATAGCTCTTGGATAGCCGCCTCATGTTGCTTAATCTGCTCCAGCGCAAAGAAAGCCTCTGAGTCTGATCCCGACTTATTAGCTTTCTTTGCAAGCTCAGACTTAGAATCAAAGAACTTGAAGATGTGCTGACCCGCTGCCATAATGTCACCACCATTGGCTATAGTCTCCTTAATAACACCAAAAGCAGCGTTGGCTATCGCAAGTTCAGCAAGCATTATCTATTCCAATATGTTAAAAGCCATGTAAGTAAACCACCAGCAGCGGAGGCTATAGACATACCCATCCAGAACCCACCTTTGCTTTTGTTAGCCAAGGCCAGTAGCTCTTTGATGTCTGTCTCCATGCTCTCTACTTTACAAGTTAAGTTCTCAACCTGTGCTGTTAGTCTCCCATATTCTACGGGGTCTATGTTTCCCATTGTTATTCACCCTTTGGATACTTAGCTTTAACAGCCTGACAGGCCGCAATATATGCGTCAATCTGCGCTTGGTCACCCTTTACAACACCGTCAATATAGTCTTCTATTGGTGGGTACTCTGCGGCACGTAGTTCTGCGTAGGTAGGAGGAGGTACTTCAATATTTTCCAATCGTTGTGCTTCGGCATTAAACAGATTGACATAAGGCGTAACATCATCAAGGGTTGCGCTCCGAGACTGTCTTCCACCATCTGTCGCAACGTCCCCAGTATTATCGTCATACCATTGTATTGCGTGTAAGTCAGAAGGTGCGTCAAAAGAAAACTCCAAAACACGCCCGTCCATGCTTATCATGTTATCCGAGGGAATAATAGTTAATCTCATTTTTAGGCTATCCTTTTCCAGAAGTGGCAAACAATGTATGGTTGTAAGTTGTTGTGAGCACCATTACCACCAGCAGCACCAGAGGATAAAGCGCCCTGCACAACGAGTCTACCTTGGAAAGAAGTAGAGCCACCCACCCAGTCAAGATTACCATAATTTACCGTGTGCGTGTGACTTGGCATTTGTGCCGTTGTCAGAGTGTGTGTCTTAGCACCTCCAACTTCTTCTACCGTATCAAACTCAGTCTGTCCAGCATCAATACCAACCAGAACACGACCAGCACCAAAGGCTACCCATGTTCCACCACCTAAAAGAGTGTTTGGGTTTGTGGCAACTACAGAAATAAATACAGAACCAACAGGCCAAGAAGCTAGTGCAGCATCCCCTCCACCTACAGTCCCCCAAGAAGGATCAGTACCATCTGTGGTTAAATACTTACCACTGTTACCCGTTTGATCTGGTAGAGCATCAATAGTAGTCCACTCGGTATCGTAGTCAGTAGCACTAGCTTTACTTAAAACCTGACCAGTCGTACCACCAACAACAACACCAGCGCCTGTTGCGCCTGTCTCGCCTTGAATACCCTGAATACCTTGGATGCCTTGCTCACCTTGTGGGCCTGTAGCACCAGTTTCTCCTGTCTCACCTTGGATACCCTGAATACCTTGGATACCTTGGGGGCCTGTATCGCCCTGTAACCCTTGAGGGCCTGTGGCTCCTGTCTCACCTTGGATACCTTGAATACCTTGGATACCTTGAGGGCCTGTATCGCCCTGTAACCCTTGAGGGCCAGTAGCTCCTGTCTCACCTTGGATACCTTGAATACCTTGAGGGCCTGCATCGCCTTGTAGCCCTTGAGGGCCTGTGTCGCCAGTAGCGCCTTGGATACCTTGAATACCTTGAGGGCCTGCATCGCCTTGTAGCCCTTGAGCACCTGTAGCTCCTACATCACCACGAGGGATGGTAAAAGAGACTACTTGCTCACCAACATCCCCTGTAATAACCACAGACGCGTTTGTGCCGGGGTTTCCTGTAGTGGTTGTGCCTGCGGTAAGCCTGCCACCATCCGTTGCAGCGGCTGCGCTTGCCTCTGCCGCATCAGCAGCATCTTCAGCACGAATCGTAAGGGCTGTGACAGCCGCTATAGAAGCATCATTGGTAGCATCACCACTACCACCAGAGCCACGGTAAATAGCCATAAAATCTCCTTGTTCCTTTGTTGAAAGACTCTACAAGAAAGCCCTTTAACAAAGAAGGGAGACTCCCTAAGAAGTCCCCCGTCAACCTAATTAGGCAGCCATTGCGATTGCAACAGCAGCTTCATCACGCAACTCTTTCACGCCATACAGCATGTCAGAGGTGAACAATGTGCCCAAGAACTCTTGCTTGTACTGAGTCTGTGAGCGTACACCCAACTGCTCTGCCAACACAAAAGCGTCCTTGTGGAACATCATACCGATACGAGCATCGCCAGTGGCAGTCTCGCAGTTGGTAGAAACGTAAACCATAACGCCGTAGACGTTACCGATTTGACCGTTACGGATAGTGTTACCACCACCGACTTCACCCACAAAAGCTTGCTCAGTGAAACGAGCCAAGCCCATCATCACGTTACGAGCCACAGGAGGCAATACCAAGCAACGACCGTCCATAGGCACGTCAGCATCGTCCAACGTCTGGATAACCTTACGGATACCAGCGTCAGTGATTGCAGCTTCGTTAGCGCCCGTGTACAGGGTAGAACCGTCAGAAGCGATAACAGCCTTGTCATAAGCGACAGTACCGTTACCACCTTGAGCGCCACGACCCAATTGGATCAAGTCAGTGTCAACTTGCTTAGCCAGCGCGTAGCCAGCGTCACCAGTGTAAAACTTACGCAGTGAAGCCAGAGCTTGAGTTTCCGTGATGTCTTCGATCAAGCGGCTGTACTCATAGTGCTTGTTCACCAACACCTGAACTTCGGTTTCAGTTGCAGCTTGCAGGGTCACTTGTGTAGATGCAGCCTTGAGAGAAGCAGCGCCACGAGTGGGCTTAGGAATGTGCAAAGTGTCGCCCTTTTTGCCCTTGAAGGACATTTTAGAGACGAGGTTCGCCATAACGAGGTTTTGCTTGTAGGCTGCGATGATTTCATCAGACCACAATTCAGGGATGAACGTTGCACCAGTTGTATTGGTGACGTGATTAGTTCCGAGTGCCATATAAATTATCTTTCAAAATGGTTATTTAACACGACCCTCCGCATATGCAGCCATAATCTCATCAGATAGCTGTTGATAACGGTCAGGGTTTGTACGCATGAGTTCGATGATGTCGGCTCTGCGATAGGTTTTCTTACTTGCAGTCTCACCACTTCCCTTGGATGAACCAGTGGATGCGCTTTTGACTGCTTGCTTACGCTGTGCTTTCTCGACTTCTTGTGACTGAGCAACTACTTGGGATCTTTCTTTCCAAGTGGTTAACAACTCATTCGCAGCGTCAAAATCATACGAGCGATCAGCTCGACTATACAACTCTTGCCTAACCTTACTCTTGTTAATCCATTCTGCAAAGCTACCGTCTTGGACGACTTTATCAAAATCAGGATGTGCAGACTTTAGGTTAGCCAGCGCTTCTGCCTTCTTCATTTGTGCCGAGAGCTGTTCTGCCTCGCGCACCTTCGGATGCTTGGAAATAGCTGATGCAACAGCCTTCTCGGGATCGGTAAAGAAATCTACCTCTTCCTCGACTTCTGGGGCTTGTTGTTGTTTTGTGACGGTTTGGGCTTGTACAAAGTCATCTACAATACGCCGAAGTTCCCCGACTTCACTCCCTTGCTTGCCGATTGCGCGTTCGGCCTCTTGATGCATACGAACAATATCTTTAACAGACTTGCCCTTATACTTCTCAGGAATGTCATCTTCTGTATCTTCCGGTTCAGGTTCCTGTTCAGGGGTTGCCTGTTCCTCTTCATCCTCGATAGATGAATACTCTTCTTCGTCTTGTTGTGGCTCGTCGCCTTCGTCAATAAATGTTGCCATTAAACTCTCCGTGCTAATAAGCATTGTGGAATATAACTATGTGCTTGTGCTTATTCAGCGGCACTCTTTCTTTCCTGCGCCATCTTCTCGTTTCGCTTCCGTTCCCACTGCATTGCTGCTCCGGGAAAATCTCCGGTCACGCCCTCAAGTTTGACCATAGGCTTGCTAACGATACGAATAGCAGGTTGACCACATACGCTACAATTGGTTGTTCGGAGTTCCGAATCAATGTAAGCTTCTGTTAGGTGGTCATCTCCGCAGATAAACTCGTAGATACGTTTAGGCATTTACTTCCCTCTCAAA